ACAAAGATATGCACAGAGTTCTACGGCTTCCTTATATACGGCATTAAAATAGGCGGTATCAGCAAGACCATCCTCACAGATTTCAAATCCGATGTGAGTGTTGTTTGCCGAACCGCCTGCGTGCCAGCCCCTGTGATTCCAAGGGAGGGTTTGATAGGTTGCGATACTGCCATCGTTGAGTTTGCCGATAAAGGCGTGGACGCACACCTGACGACCGCCGGGGTGATAGGTGTTCCAATGATTGTTGTACTTGTTCTTGCCAAGCAGACCATCATCGGGGCCAACGTAACGCTTGAGATTGGGGTTGTTTGCCCCGGTGGAGTGAACCATAATTCCTTTTACCTTGATGGTTCTGCCTGCCTTGTAGCAAGCGTTCTCGGTTAAAATCAGCTTATGCAGTTTCATATTATTCGCCTTCTTTCTTTGTGGTTGTAGGCTTTGCGGTAAGCTGCTTTACTGCCTGGTTAGTACCCGTAGCAGACAGACCACTTGCTGCACCGATAACAATGGCAACGAGAATGTTGCTTGTTTCCAGAGTACCGGGAACGCAGAAGAAGCAAATCACGCCAATCACAGCACCGAGGGTGCAAGAGATGAGAGGGATGAATCGTTTGAACTTCTCGTCACCGCCGACAGCCGTTTTTACGATATCGATAATCGTATACACGATTGCAGCAATAGCAGGGATGGTTGCGAAGTCATAAAAGTTTGTCATTGTAAATACCTCCATTATTTATGAGCTTGTTTGTTGAGATGGTTTTCGATGTGCTTGATAGCAAGCGTTACGGGGCCGTCACAGCCTTGCTCTTGCAAGCCTTTGAGGCAAGCGAGAACACCCTGGGTAAGGACGGTCTGTTCCTCTTTGATGGCTTTGATGTCCTTATCTTGCTTTTCCTGTTTCAGATACCATCTGTAAACGGCAAACACAAGACCGAAAATCACGCCAAAGGCTGTGATGACTCCCGCAATCGTAGTGATGATTTCCATAGGCTCTCCTCCTTCTTTATTGTTCTTCAATGGTGTAGGTGATTTTCATCGTCTTATCCGCCGTTTTGGTTACGGGTTCAGAAAGATTGTTGATGGTCGCCAGGTAGTCGGCAAGGTAGTAGAAAGTCATCGTGGAATAAGTGCTAACGGAAAGGTAGTAGAACATTTCGTGATTAAGGACAGGGGTGTAACTTGGAATATAGTAAGTCTTACTATTTTGATAATGCTGCAACTGCTGATTACCGCTGAAGTTGAATCGGTTGGTGGCTTCATCGGTTATATATAGGCGATGGACTGTTGACGAGTAGGTCGAATACTGCCAGTAGGTTCGTCCGCCCACAGCGAAAACGGGAGTCACCGCATACGAAGAAGTGCCGGATAGCTTTGTTACGTTTGCGGTATTGCCAAGCTCGAATTTATAAACGCTGTAGTTCGCAGCATTTGAACGAAGATAGACATACCCACGATGAACGATTGCAAATCGAGAGCTTGAAAACAATGTAGTATTTGATGTATTGGTCATTACATATTGGGTAATGTTCCAAGAACCGAAGGCTATTTTGGTAACCAAAAAAGCGGCGTTGGTAGCGAGTGTACTTGATGCTGTCGAGATGATATATAGAGCATTATCATCTCGATCAAAGCAGTAGCATCTATAACCACCTATGGCATTATCGAGTGTAAACACAGCACTATTCTCGATGACGGGCATTGACGTACTGAAAAGCGAGATGTTACGAAGCCCAAGTTCTGTCTTTCGGATTGAAATTGCGTTGGTTGACGGAAGCGAAAAATAGTACCCAATATCTTCGTCTGCATCAATGGCAAAAAGATGATAATAATCACCAGTTGAAATGCCGGAGAGCTGATCCTTGCTGCCGATAGTTAATGCTTTCGGCGTAGTACAAAAGCTTTTCATTATCGATGTTCCATATGACATGTCTGAGTTATATGCGCCATAACCCGCTTCAAGATTCGTAAGGCAGATAGAAGCGATTGTTCCATTTCCTTGGGATGTGTTGAAGTCATAAACAAACTTCATTTTTCTTTCAGTAGAATTGTACTCACTTTCGGTAGTGTTGTAGCTCCCAAGCACAAGTCCTGTGTTTGTATTAACCGTGCCATATCTTGCACAGCCTGTGAGAGTAGCGCCTGCTGGAGCATACACTTTATTGGCATCCTCTGGTATTGGCGAATCAAACAGCAAGAGACCACCAAGGAGCGTTGCGTAAGCAGGAATGTATCCACGGAGGGTGGATTCGGAAGAAAGATGACCGAAGGTGGGCTGAAAGAGATTATGCAGAGCAGTCGTTATCATATTATGGTCTGTGAATGTTTGCTTTTCACCCGTGTGAACGTCGGTCAACTCGATAGTAGTTGTTCCTTTGAGCATATATTGTCCTCCTTAATTCGTGTAGTGAATTCTGAAACTTGTAAGTGAAGCACCAGTATAGAGTGTGAAACGGAAGTCGATACGTTTTGTTTCTTGGGCACTTTCCCACAGTGCTACCATATCCGTATTGAGAAAATCCGCAAGCGGGACTCCTTCCGTAAAAGTTAAGCCCCCATCGACCGAATGTTGCACCATAACATTACCGCCAAACTGTGCCGTCATTTCCGTAATGCCGATAATGGACTCGTGGCTCAAGTCGGCTGTGGCAGTAATAATTTGTGGAAATGGCTCGGCGGTAAGATTAGCAACAAATCGCCTCCTTTTCGTATCAGAACGCCAAAAATAAAGATGCGGATTCTGGAGCGTTACGAAGAGTTCTCCCGTTGGAACCTCGGTAAATCCGTGTCTAAGGAACACCGAAGGTGTTAGTTCAGTTTCCTCTAAAGCAGTAAGGCCCCCATCCACCAAGGTATAGTAAACATCATCGAGCTTTAACAAATAGCACTCGGTATCAACATTGGTTTCTTGGTAAGTTCGGTATTCTACGGAATACGCGGTACCGTTTTCACCGTTAGCTATTAGCGTTACCTTTTTGCCACCACCATTTCCCGTGGAATCGATTAGAGAGAGGGATGTGGTGTTAGCGCCACAAGTTATTGAGGATGTTCCGGTATTGCTGCTTGTGGGAGTCTGAATAAGGTTGATAAAGATGTCATTGTTGGACAGCAAGAACACTTCGTAAATAAGCCGATTTGCTGTAGTTTTGCTGTTGTAGACGGTGTACCCAGAATATCGGATTTTTAAGAAGTCTAATCCCTCGCGGAGAGAACCTTTTTGATAATAGATATACGAAGCGTATCCATCACGGCGCATTATCTTCAAATGCTCTGTGGATGAACCGAAACCAATCCAGTTATTACTGCTCACATATACAGTAGAAATGCGTGTTCCGTTGTATACGAAGTTCATCGTATTTGAGATGCTGTAAGTGTTGTCATCGTTGTTTGAGGCAAGAGTTGACATGCCGGATGTCGAGTTCAAATACGGAGAAAGGTCTGCTTTTAATATGCCGGTTTCACAAATCACATCTAAAGATGCGTCTTTATCGCTTATAACGTAAACAGAATCAAGGCTTATAGGCGTTTCAAACTCTACGGGGAGTGAACCCTCGTATAGAAGTTTACTTTTTTCAGCATCTTCGTAGAGGGAGATTGTTGCATCCCCCTCAATACGATAAAAACGAACGGGAACTCCTCCATCAATCAACTGTTCGCCTTCGACAACTGAAAAAGTGAAGATGGGAACTTTGCTCCATAGGTATTGTGTTGAGTCAATTAGCATTTGGTCACCTCCAAGCTTGAAATGCTTTCGTATTTTGATGTATCTACAAACAGATGCTCCAATGTTCCGCTACTGAACTCTTCGGCTTCGGACTCAACGCTATAATCGGTGATGCGCGCATATACACCAGCTTCTGTAAGTTCAATAAAGTTGGGGTCAAACTGCCCCTGGAACGTGGAATTAAGAGTGAAGGTCGTTACCAAATCAACCAGGGTGACGCGCTCATTAATACCATTAAGCGTGACTTCTCGAAAACCTGTGGCGATAATCTTTGGGAAAGCCGTGTAATAACTGATGTTTCTGATATCCGGCTGTGTAAGAACAGCCGATTCGTTCAATGCCCGCAACGCAAAATCGAAGAAAGAAATTGCATAGGGAGAGAAAACTTCCTCAAGTTTGATACGTCCGTTCCAGTCAGCGATACCAGAAACAAGTCCTTGACCGCTGATAGTGGCTTTGATTTTTCCCTCGCCAATGGTAGCGGTTCCACCGCTAATGGAGAGGGATACAGTTAATGTATTGGAAGAGTTTTCTTGCACGGATGTGATGGGATAGAAGAGTGTAAGGATGTAGCTACCTTCGTGCAAGGTTTGTTTAGGATAGAAGGTTTCTACTTCTACGCCGTTAATGCTGTAAATAACTGTAAGCAGAGGATGCTGCTTGTCAGTAAATCGATAAGTAACGCTTTCTTCTGTGCCATCCGCAGAAATTGCTACTCCTGCGATATCTCGTATTGCTTCTTCTGCCGTTACATTTAGCAGAATCTCTGCAAGAAACATAGCACTTGTGCTTTCCTTGGCTACATAGTCAAGGAAAACAATCTCTGTTTCAGATGAGCCGATATTGTAGGGAGCAACGTTAGTAAAATCGTAAACGACAGTTTTATTCTCGACCACCTGGTTCATAAGTCCGGTGATATTTTTATCATTTTTAGATTTTGCCTCGGAGAGCTTGGGGTTTTGACCTACGCATTTCAACGAGTGTTTGCCGTTGATTTTATAGGTAATGCTCGTGATACACGTGATTTTTGTTTCGTCTGCATGTCCGCCAGAGAAGACAACGCAATCCATTGGATCGAGGGCGGGATTACCAATCGTATCCGAAGAAAAAGGGACATATTGCGCAACGGCGATAGCATTGAGAATACGAGTTAAAAGCCTCTGCCGTGTTGCCTTCATACCGAACTGCAACAGCGGATTTGAGCCGAGGTTCATTGTCAACCCATCATCCACTTCAAGTGCATAGTATTCAGCCTCTTCTGCCACCATATTTGTGGAGGAAATCGCTGTATACCTTGTTACGAAATCAGAATAACTGCTGTTGTAACGTTGCCTTTGTGTAATCTCGCAGACAGGAGTATTGGAATAGAGAATGAACTCCAATTTTCCTTCGCGGTTGATTTGAGCTACACACCCAAGCACCTGGGCGATGTAGAAAATGAGGTCGCGATAACTGCTGATATCGTTTTTTGAGTAAATACCGAGAGTTTCGCCACCATTGGGAAGTGCTGCAATTTGAGCTTGGCTTTGTGCCATCGTTACGTGGCAAGCTTCGCATATGGTACGGATGAAGTTGTAGGGCGTTCCGCTTGTAGCTTCAATGTTGAAGGGCTCATCAAAGCGGAGCATATAGTCGTATGCCTTGATTTCCAGGCACCTTGTTTTTCGAGTGGCTTCGGAAACTTCAAATATTCCCATAGGTACAGTTTCCACAGAGTTGTCCGGGAATACAAGGTGAAAGTATAAGCGAACTTCTGCTCCTTCGAGTGTATATCTGTCGATGTCCGACAGTAGAGTAATGCCCATTTCGGAAGCGTATACAGTTCCGATTTCCAGGCTACTGTTGCCACAGCAAGAGCGAGTGATGTAACCGCTGCCCTTGATAATGTCATCATTATCGAAGGTATACTCTCGTCCTTTTTTGGTTTTGATAGTACCCGTCCAATAATATCGGCGGGCATTACTATCAATGGTTTCTAAAAACTTTGTAGATACCGGATACAATAGCCCACCTCCTTTAGAACTCTTTTAATGTAAACGATACTTTCCAAAAACCCTTAGTAGGAGTGCTTTGATTGAGTGAGGCTTTGAATCCGTCAATATACATTTCTGTTTCTTTCAGTTCCAAAGTATCCGTATCAAAGTACTCTACGGCGAGCTTTTCCATCTTTGAAAAAGCCGTCAACCTTTTTAGCCACGTTGCATTCACCGAAAACGAAACGGAGATGGTTACGATACCAAAGCGAACAATGTCTCTTTGTGTCGTACCCGCCTCCGTTGTTCCGGTCGTGTCTGCATCAATGACCGAAAGGTCAATATTATATGTTTCCGGCAACGGAAGAGCTATATCGTTAAAAACGAGAAATTGCTGTGTTGCCATATTATCTACCTCCACTTCTCAAATTTACCCTCTGCTGTGCTGTAACAATAACCTCATCGAGCAGAGTACCGCCAAGGTAGATCGGAATAACAGTTTCGCTACCGCTGATTGTTATGCCGTTCAGGGCTTCCTTAAGAGCGCTGACAAGGTTCGTCTGCTCGGCAATGGCACTCACACCATCCGAGTAAGCTGGTACGAGAGCAGAGTTTGACAAAGCGGAGGAAACGTTAGCGGTGGTGGAAATATCAAAATCTGTAGGAATTGATGTTTCCATATCTTTAGCCAAGCCGTGCATCACATCTGTGATTTCAGCACTCATACCCTCGGCAGCCTTTACAGCCTTAACGCCATCGGAGTCAATTGCACCTGCGAGACCATCAACAAGCATTTCACCAATCCACCCCATCTCTTTGGAGGGAGAAGCGATGCCGAAGAAGTCGCAAATGCCATCCCAAATGCCGGAAATCCAATCTGACACTTTATCCCAAAGCCAGGATGCGAGTCCTTGGATACCTTCCCACAACCCGGATACGATGTTACCACCAATCTCGACAATTTTATACATCAAACTACCGAAAGCGGTGACGATGCCTGCGATGATTTGAGGTACGGCTTTTACGATTTCAACGATAATTACGGGGAGGTTGGCAACAAGGGAAACGAGCAGTTCAACGCCAGCCATAATGATTTTATCGATGTTACCGAGAACAGCCTCGATAATACCGCTGATAATCAAAGGGATAGCATTTACAATGGTTGTTATAATCTCCGGTAGTGCCTGGATAAGCGAAATCAAGAGGTCGATTCCGGCTTGGATAATTAGCGGAATTGCATCCATAACGGCAACAATAATACCGCTAATAATTTGCGGGATAGCTTCTACAATCGCCATAATGATTTCGGGCAAGGCAGCCACGAGCGATGTTAGAAGCTGTATTCCTGTTTCGATGATTTGAGGTACAGCCGAAAGAATAAAATCTATGATGGATAATATAATCTCGGGCAGAGCTTCAATTAACACAGGAATGGCATCAAGCAGTCCCTTGGCAAGTCCCATTATTAGCTGAAGTGCGGCATCCAAAATCATCGGAAGGTTATCAATAAGGGTTGTAACCACCTGGATAACGACTTGAATGATTGTAGGGATTAGGGTCGGTAATGCATTCGCAATGCCCGTGGCGAGGGTTACAACCGCCTGTAATGCTGTATTCAGAAGCAAGGGCAGATTATTGAGGATACCTTCAACAAGAGCCATAACGAGCTGTAACGCCCCAGAAGCGATCTGGGGCAAGGCATTGATAAGACCTGTCAAAAGTGAAAAAATAATCTGCGAGGCGGTATCTATGATAACGGGTAAATTGTCAATAATGGCACTACCCAAAGAACCGACAATCTCGCCCGCTACTTCAAGTAGCTCCGGGATATACTGCATTAGCAAGCTCATAGCTTTAGGAAGAATGCCTCCGATAACATCAGACATTTGGCTGATATCGCCGTTGGCATCCAAAATGCCGTTTGTGAATTCACCGAGCAAAGCATTTCCTTCTGTAGTTAAATCCGTAAGGACAGGGAGCAGCACAGTACCGAGAGCATTCTTGGCGGCGGTTGTACCTACATTGAGGTACTGGATTTGGTCATCCAAGGCACCATAGGCGTTGAGCATTTCATCGCCTACAACATAACCAGCCTCGTGGGCTTGCTTGCCCAATTCAGCCATTCGTTCAGCTCCGGCTTCGATGAGTGGGTTCAACTCCTGGGCAGACTTGCCGAGGATTTGCATTCCGAGGGCATCACGTTCGGTTTCATTTTCGATTTTACCGAGTGCATCGATAACTTCCCAATAAACCTCATCGCTATCCCTCAATGCACCATTGGCATCAAGGACCTGGACACCCAATTTAGCATAGGCATCGACCGAGAGTTTGGTGCCGTCTTGAACGGCTTTCATGCTCTTGATTTGCTTTGCCATCGATTTTGTAAGAGTTTCGGTGGAAACGTCCACAAGCTCGGCAGCGTACATATACTCTTGGAGCTTGTCGGTCGCAATGCCTGTAACAGTTGATTCAGTCAAAACGGTATCTGCGTATGCAGCACCCTCAACAGACATATCTACAAGGGCTTTTCCTGCAGCGATGGCGGCGGCAGACACAGCAGCGAAGGCTGCAGCCATAGTAGCTGCCGTGGCTTTACATACAGTACCGAGAGCTTCAAACTTGCCCCCGGCATCCTCTGTTTCTTTGCCAGCTTCCTCAATCTGTTCTTCCATTTCATCTGCACCATCGGCAACGTCATCCATACCTTTTTCGGCACTTTCAAGAGCAGAGTTGTTTTGCTTCAACTCACGCTCCATATCGTTAAGGGCGGCGGTGGCGTTGTTCAATTGAATTTGCCAGTTTTGGGTACGCTTATCGTTTTCGCCGAAAGACTCGGAGGCGTTGGCAAGGGCAGCACGGAGGGTTTCGATTTTTTGCTTTTGGGCTTCGATTTCTTTATTTAGCACCTGGTTACGTGCCGTAAGTGCTTCCACGGAATCATCGTTTTTGTCAAACTCGGATTGAACGACTTTCATTTCCGAGCCGAGAACCTTGAAGGTTTGGTTTATTTCTGCAAGGGCTTTTTTGAACTCCTTTTCGCCTTCAAGACCGATTTTAAAGCCAAAATTGTCTGCCATTTAGACCACCTCCTTTATTAGATTTCAGCCGGGATAATGTCATCAATTGACAATTCCTGTTTTGGCTTTGAAAGCCCGTTATATTGCTTGTGGCACTCCCAAAGATCGAGGAGCAAACCAAACGGCATCAACCCAACCTCATCAATTGTCAGATGAAGATGGGCGATGCCGTAATAAAGAAGTCGAGTAAATAACTCCTCGTCACTTACTCGACCATTACGTTTTTTGAGTCGCTCTCGCTTTCAACGTTACGCTTTGTACCCTTATGCAGAGCAACAGTAATCGCAGCCTTATAGGTAGCGAGGTCAACAGGAGTAGTGAGCAATTCCACCATTTCTTCGGTAAGAACCTCACGGGGATTGTCCTTGTTCTTGAGGTTATGGATGAGGATGGTCTGGTTCGCCAAAAGCGTAATCAGCCATACAATCTCACCGATAGCCATTTCAAAGTTCTCGGACTTCATCAACTTATCGCCAAGGTTCTCAAGACCGCCGTAGCGACCTGCGATTTCCTTGGTAGCCTTGGTGGTCAACAGAAGGGTGTATTCCTCACCGCCGATGGTGATGTTTGCAGTACGTTCTGTGGTCATAATTAGTCCTCCGTAGTTGTAGCGGTATAAGTGGGTTCATAAACTTCATTGTACCAAGCGGTGATGGTGCTTGCGGATACACCAGTTGCACCTTCGGTAACCTCTGCCTTCCAGGGGTGCTTGCCCTGACTGTCGGGCTTATTTCTGCGGAGAACAGTACCTTCGATTGTAGGAGTTGAGAAGGTAATGCTATCACCCTTGGTCTGAAGGCTTGTTGCGGGGATAGCGAAAACAACACGGTAAAGCCAGAAATATCTGTATTTGCCGTTTGCTTTCTGCGCTCTGAAGCCGATTGCAACAACTGTGGAAATGTCCTCTACAGTAGAAACGAGAACGCCGTTGTTATCAACCTTCGCGCCCGTAAGGTCTTCTGCAACACCATCTGCCAGGTCATCTACGCCGAGGGAAATAGTGCCGGACTTGAATGCCTTATATACTTCGGCTGCAGCATCGTCCGCATAAAGCGTTGCTTCCGCAATTTCAACGGACAGGTCAGCCTTCATTGCTTTAGCAAGCACCTTGGGGGTATCGTAGGTTTCATTGCCATCGGCATCTTCGGTAATCTTGGCATAGTAGAGTTTATCCATACCAATAGTAGCCATAGTTAAAATTCCTCCATTTCATAATGTTTTGCTACATCAATCACATAATGATAGTAGCCAGTTGCGGTTTCAAAACCGATATATTGCCTGCCCGTGATAGTAAAATCATCACGGAGCAGAGAACGCACAATAGCGTTTTTATCTTTGTTGTAATTTGATTTGCTGTACAGAGAGATTCGAGCTTCCTGCACATCAATCGTGGGTTGGTTATCTGCACTTACGGCAAAGACATCTGAAAGCGGAACGATAACGATGTATTTATCCGGTGCGGTATCGCTGAATACTCCGGTTTCAAGTGGAATTCCAAGAGGAGTAAGCGTTGTGTTAAGATCTGAAAGAATGCTCATAGCTTGCCGATTTCCTCCTCAAGTTTTTGTTTCATAGCCGCCTCGCATGCTGATTTAGTGCTTGCCTTGGCTGGCTTCAAAAAGGGCTTTGCAGGTTGCCCGTGCCTTCCGTATTCGAGAATATTTGCAATTCGAGCGTTACTTCCTCCATCGGAACGAGGCTCTGCAAAGCCGATTTTGATATTGTGGTTTCCGTCTCGGTCAACACGTGCTTTTGTCATACCGAGGGATTTTTCAAGTTCGCCAGTTGAGCGGGAGTCAATTTTTGTGTCTTTACCGATTACGGAAGAGAGATTGCTACGGACTTTTGCCAAGACAACCTCGCCCCCGGCTTCGAGGACACGCTCGGAAATAGCATCGGTTTGTGCGCCAAGATGAGAGAGCTTCTCCAACAGCTCATCGGGCATTTTGATGTCCACTTTAGCCACTTGAAGCCACCACCTTTTTTGCTAACACCTCGATATACATTCCTCGTCCTTTCACATCCTCTACGGAAACGATATCGTATTTGTTGCCGTTGCAATAGAGGATGTGGTCGGTGGTGATTTCGATACCGGGAATAACTCGAAAACGGAAAAGGTCGGTAGCTTCGGAGAAGGAAGCAAGGTTAGCCCAACGGGACGAGCCGTGCCGTCCTTCTTGATAAGCACGAACAGATGCCACCCCTTCATAAACAGAGGTGGCGAATCCGTCAGCATCTTTTACCTTGCGAAAAATACCGAGGTCGATAAAAGTGTTCATTTTGCCAAAGCTCATCTCACACCTTCCAATCTCGGTCGAGTCGAAGAAGCATATTGACCGTGTTCCAAATCTGCGATGCAGCCTGTGTATTATCAGCGAAGAAACCGCCCGTGCTTCCGTCCCTGGATTCGTAGAAGTGGGACGAAAGCATAATCACCGCTTGTTCGGTGGTAGCGGGCATTGGGTTTTTCTTATAAGTTCCTTCCGGGATATGCTGATAGCTTTCTGCGTAAGCAACGGCAGCGGTGATGTAGCTTTTCAGCAATGCATCATCCGCCGTATGGTCAAGAATCAAATTCTGTTTTACTTTAACAAGTAAGGCTTCCATCACCGCCACCTCCTATTTTATTAGGTTGCAGAACCCTTCTGCTGAAGCACCTTGACAGCCTCGGGAAGGATGAGCTTACCATCCACTCTCTTGGTAGCAAGGAAGCCGATCTGACCCGTATCAGCGTAACGCTCGTTGAGTCTCTTGAAGGTAACGCCCTGGCGGTCACCAATCCAGTAGAAGTTGAGGTCACCGAAGAGGACAGTCTTGTTGCCTTCGCCGATTTCGGGCATATAGGGAGAAGTATAGATTCTCTTGCCGAGCAGAGTTTCGTGGTCACCCTCGTGGAGAGCCTTCTGCCAGAGGTACTGACCATCGTTGCCCTTGAGCTTACGGATAGCCGCCATAGTGCTGTCGTTGAAAATCCACACAGCCTTCTTGCGGTAGGGAGCGTCAAGGGAGTAGAAGAGGTTGATGATTTCATCTGCGGTAATGGCAGTAGCGGAAGCGGTAGTAACGCCTACTTCTGCGCCACCATTGTCAGCAAGCAAGCCGAGGGGCTTGTTTACGCCATCGCCGTTAAAGAAGGCATCTTCCTCCTTGTTACCGATTCTACGTGCGAATTCGGTAGCAAAGTAGCTCTCAAGGTCGAAAGCGGAATCGTTGAGCAGTTCCTCTGCAACCTTGATAATAGTGCCAACCTTGTGTGCGCCGATGAGCTGCTGACCGAAGGTATCATCGCCATCGGGAATTGCGCCCTCCTCGTCAATCCAAGAAGCAGTACCCTTGGAAGTTACAACGGGGATTTTGTGGCTACCGGAAGCGGTCTTGAATACGTGAGCGTGGGAACGAACCACATTGTCGTGACCGAGTGCCTGCACGAGAGTCTTCTCAAAGGTATCGGGAACGAGGTAGCCACCCTCGGTATCAACACCAACCTTGAGGGTGTTTCTTACTTCGGGCATCATAGTGTCGTGCTTTGCACGAGTGTGGTTCCAGAAGGCGGTAGCGTACTCATCGGAGGCACGACCGACCTTGGTATCAGCCTTTGCGGAGTCAGGCTTTGCGGTGAGAGGAGTGCTTGTAGCCTTGGACATTTCCTTGTCCACCGCCTCAAGTCTCTCCATACGGGAGATTTCCTTGCCGAGGTCGATGATCTCCTGTTCCATACGAGAGTATGTTGCATCGTCCTCAACGGAAAGAATGCCCTTATCATTTCTGTGGGCATCGAGGAATGCCATAGCAGCATTCAGAGCTTTTGCGCGTTTTTCGCGAAGTGCGTTAATAGTCATAAGTTTTTCCTCCTTATTAATGTTTCAAAAGATTGAGTCGGTCGTAAAGGTCATCGATTTTGCGACCGGTGGGTTTCGCCTCTTTGGGCTTGATTTTGGCTGCCTCTGCAAGCAAGTGGTGGTGCAACTTGTTCTTCAAGTTGGTCTCGACCATTTTGCGAGAGAAAAGCATTGAGGTGTTGGGGGTTGAATCCGTCACCTCGGTTTTAGGTGTGTCAGATTCGAGATCGAGCTTTAACTGCTCGCCATCAACGTCATCCGCACTTGCAGTAGCAACGGAGTTGCGAGTAAGAATGCCGTCTGCGAATCCAAGCTCGACTGCCTTTGTGGCATCCATCCAGGTTTCTGCATCCATAAGGTGCGAGAGCTTTGCACGTGAGAGTCCGGTCTTGAGTTCGTAAGCATTCAAAATGGAATCCTTTACGCTTGCCAACATTTCGATGGCTTTTTCCATTTCCGAGCTATCGCCCATAGCGACAGTCATAGGGTTATGAATCATAAGCATCGATACCGGGGACATCAGTACTGTAGTACCTGCCATTGCGATAACGGAAGCAGCCGAAGCCGCGATGCCGTCAATCTTGACCGTTACAGAACCTTTGTAGTCCATCAGCATATTGTAGATTTGAGCGGCAGCAACGCAATCGCCACCGGGGCTGTTAATCCACACGGTGATATCACCGCTACCTGCAAGCAACTCTTCTTTGAAAAGCTGGGGTGTGACGTCATCATCAAACCAACTTTCTTCTGCGATTGTTCCGTTGAGATGCAGAGTTCTCTCCGCCGGAGTTGTCTCCGTCTGTTCCTGGTTCGTCCAGTTCCAAAACTTCTTCATCGGGTGTTTCCTCCTTTCCATCATCGTTAGGTGATATATTTGCAAAAGCTCCGGCATTTCGCATGGGGAGCATATTGCCGTTAATAAGATACAAATCTCCACCTTCATCTGCGGGGATGCGGTCGAGATTTTCAAGCTCACGGATGTCATTTGCGGACATCCATCCGTTCTGTCTTCCGATGGCGTAGCCGTTCATACGGCTTTGGTAATCGCCACGGAGCAAGCCGTCAAGGTTGAATTTCGCATAGTACGTTTTCTTTTCCTCCGGGGTCAACAGGGAACGCATAATAGATTGCTCCCAACGAATGACCCAAGGGTCAAGGGTGTATTTTACGAATTCAAGAGACTGCTGCTCAATATTTGAAAAGCTCGACTTTTCAAGGTCACCCACCATATGCGGAGGCACTCTGAAAATTCGAGCAATTTCGTTGATTTGAAATTTACGGGTTTCGAGAAATTGAGCCTGTTCCGGTGAGATAGCGATGGGAGTGTATTTCATACCTTCCTCAAGAACTGCTATCTTGTTTGCGTTTCCGCTACCACCAAATGACCTCTGCCAACTTTCACGCACACGCTGTGGGTCCTTGATGGTGCCCGGATGTTCCAGAACACCGCCCGGTTGTGCGCCGTTTGCAAAGAACTTGGCCCCGTATTCCTCGCAGGCAATAGCCATACCGATAGCGTTTTTTGCCATTGCAATTGGGCTATAGCCGACAAGTCCGTCAAAGCCAAGTCCGGGAATGTGGAGAACTTCGGAGGGCTTCAAAACTACGGACGAGCCTTCCATTGTCGCAGCTTCATCGTTGGAGCGTTGATAAGTATAGTAAAGCTGTCCGTGTTCATCTCGATCCACGCTCATCTTGTTCGGCATCAAAGGGTAAAGTGCAATAACCTCGTTTTTGCCGTTACGGATGATTTGTGCATACGCATTTCCCCAAAGCAAAAGATGTGTCATAAGCGTTTCTCTGAAAACAAAACTTGACATTTCAGGGTTCGGCTCATCGTGTAGAAGCAAATATAACGGATGGTCGATTGCTTTTTCCTTGCCACCGGATTCGGTGTAGCGGTAAAGGTGTAACGGCAATCCTGCGACAGCTTCTGCAAGGATACGGACACAGGAATAAACAGCCGTCATCTGCATTGCAGAACGCTCATTGACGGGTTTCCCGGAGGTAGACCCGCCCATATAAAATGTGTAGGAACTACCAACTGTACTGTTTTGAGGCTTATCTCTTGATTTGAACAAGCCGGAGAAGAGTCCCATTATCCATCACCTTCTTTCAGTTTTTCATTAAGGGCATCAAAAAACGCCTTACCCTTGATGGGGAGCCCTTGTGAAAGACGCTCCTCTTCAAAAGCAAAGCGGATATCCAATTGTTTCACGGAGTATTTTTTGAGAAAGGTTCGCCACGTTTTTTCATCCCATTCTCCGAGCTTCGCCCACAGCTCCGGGAAGTACTTTCGGAGCTTGCGGAGTTCGTCAAAGGATTGTAAGGGGCAACACCAACAAGAAACGCGGTGGAAGATGTCATACAGCCCATCCCAATCAAATCCTCGAGCTTTGCAATAGGCAAGGCAATCTGCCTCGGTCATACCCCATTCAACCAAAGGGTAATTATAGTCCTTGATTCGTTCCGGCTCGTCTGCTGCGATACCGATATACTGTTTCAAGGTGTATTCTTTCGAGATTTCCCGTAGGTATTTGTCTATGACTCGTTGCTTGAGCATAGCTGTACACCAACGATTACGGGGGCCGCTCCAACTGTAGCCTTTGCGACCGAACAATTCAGGGTTCTTTCGCTTTGGCATATGCTCCAAAAGAAGATACTCAAAATCGTAGTTTGATTTGAGCCTGGTAATGGGCTGACCGATGTACGCTTCGAGCTTATCAATGTGGCGGTACATACCTTCAAACTCTAACCCTGTGTCGCAAAACAAAATGAGGTCAACGGGTCTGCCTTCTTCTATCATTCGGAGGAGCATTGCTGTGGAGTCTTTTCCACCGGAAAGTGAAACCACGTGCTTTATAGGTTTTTCCATTGTACCTCCTTATATAAACAAAAGCCCGCGTTCATCATAAACGCTGGCACTTGTGTCATTGCCACATCGTATTGCTCGATCAAGTGCCATTATCGTGGCAACTGCACCGTCAATCTTTTCTGTGGATTTTTCTTTATCCGGTTTGATATTTCCCGCCGGGTCGGTGCGGATATAAATGTTATCCATCATCCAACGGAGAACCGGATGACCTCCGTGGGCGATTTTCTCTTCAAGTACGAGCTTCATTAGCTCTTTTGTCGGAGGGGACATATCTTTGTAGCCCTGACCGAAGGGAACAACAGTAAAGCCCATACCTTCGAGGTTTTGAACCATCTGCGTTGCGCCCCAACGGTCGAAGGCAATTTCACGAATGTTGTATCTCTCACCCAGGCGTTCTATGAATTTTTCGATGTGTCCGTAGTGAACTACGTTTCCTTCGGTTGTGTTTAGGAACTCCTGCCGTTCCCATACATCGTATGGCACGTGGTCTCGCCGAACACGAAGTTCCAAGCAATCCTCCGGTATCCAAAAATACGGACGAACAACGAAGCGGTCATCCTCATCGGTAGGAGGGAAAACCAGAACGAAAGCCGTGATATCCGTGGTGGAAGAAAGGTCAAGACCACCATAACATACACGACCTTCCAGGTCATCTTCCGAGGTAGCCAAAGCACAGCGGTCCCACTTTTCCATAGGCATCCAACGTATCGCTTGCTTTACCCATTGGTTAAGGCGAAGCTGCCGGAAGGCATTTTCTTCTGCGGGATTCTGCTTGGCGGATTCGCAGGCTTGTCGAACTTTGTCAATGCCTACTGTAACACCGAGAGAGGGATTTGCTTTCTTCCATACCTTGGGGTCAGTCCAATCGTCACCTTCGTCAGCACCATAGATGACGGGATAGAAGGTTGGGTCGATTTTTCTGCCTTCGATGATGTCCTTTGCCTTTTGGTGAGTTTCATAGCATATGGAATGTGTGTCTGTTCCGGCGGTGGTGATCAGAAAGTATAGCGGTTGCATACGTGCATCGCCGGAGCCCTTGGTCATAACATCAAAGAGCTTTCGGTTCGGTTGGGTATGAAGCTCATCAAAGACAACGCCGTGTATGTTAAAGCCGTGCTTGGAATAAGCCTCGGCAGAGAGAACTTGATAGAAGCTGTTGGTGGGTAAATATACTATTCGCTTCGTTGCTGATAGTATCTTCACTCGTTTCGATAGTGCCGGACACATACGAACCATATCCGCAGCAACCTCGAAAACGATAGATGCCTGTTGACGGTCGGCAGCACAACCATATACTTCGGCTCGTTCTTCGCCATCTCCGCAAGTAAGGAGCAGAGCAACGGCTGCCGCCAATTCAGATTTGCCCATTTTCTTGGGGATTTCAATGTAAGCGGTGTTGAACTGTCGGTATCCATTTGGTTTGAGGGTTCCGAAGAGGTCTCGAATTATTTGTTCTTGCCAATCAAGCAATTCAAAGGGCTTTCCCGCCCACGTGCCTTTTGTATGGCAGAGGCACTCTATAAAATTGACCGCATAGTCGGCGGCGTTTTTATCATATACGGAGTCCTTGGCTTTGAACTTCGTGGGTGTATATTTCTTTCTCGCTATGGCGGTCATCTCCTTTCAAAAGGGTATAAAAAAACAGCCCTACGGCTGTAACGAGGAACAGAGCCTCTCGGCTCTATCCCAGGGATATTATTTGGGATTACAGTTCGCTGAAGAATGCGTGACCGAAATCGTCTCGGCACTCGGCACAAAGAATATCCTCGTCCGCGCCGTTTGCAATGCCACCGCAGTATTTGCAAATGTGGTGGTTGTTGCGGTCGTAAACCTTGGTGATGCCTTCGTTTGGATAGTGCTTTTGGCAAAGGCGAAGCCACACTTCTTCGGGGTAGTCAAGAGCCTTCTGAAACTCAAGTTCCAGGATAGCATACTTGGCAAGGGCAAGTATCTTATTTGTTTTCATCGATAGCCTCCTCGATTATTTCGGTCTTGGATATATCGAAGTTGCAAAGAGAATAGAACTCTCGGTCTGCTTCGGGGTGTCTTGCGAGGTATGCCTCGTTGCTTGCGTTGATGCCAAGGTCGGGATTGCCGTGTCCATCATCGGTAGCGTATACAAGCTCAACGCTTCCGTCTTCCATTTTGATGTGCATTCCGGCTTTGATTGCTTTTCCGTTTTTGTCGTGGTAGTTCATTGATTGACTCCTTTGAATTTTATTTTTGCTTCAAGCACCAAGCGATGGCGTGACCGCCGTCCTCAAAGTGCTGTGTTGCCTGGGTGAGAAGGGTGAGTCTGCATTCGATGTCACCGAGTCCGGTTTCTTCGGGGTCATCAACAAACTCGTAAATGGAAGCGGTAAAACCGCCCTTCCAATGGATGTCGGTAACGAATACGCGGTCACCGAATTTAAGAACTGCTCCGTAGCTGGGTGAAACCTTCATTGTAAGGCGTTCCATTGTGGTGAAGATGTCGTTGGTCATCGTTCCGTCCTCCTTAGTTAATGCTGACTGCTTTGTAGTAACCGAATGCATCTCTTGCAATGCCGTAGGTGCTTTCGATGCCGTACTTGCGGTCTTCCTTGGTAGCCGCCTTGGCAAGGGCGGTTGCAGCCTTTTTGCTTTCCTCACGGGTCATACCCTCGAATCGGTATTCGCCATCTTTTTGAAGTCTTCTGATCTGGTCTTTCATTTGGAAATCCTCCGTTCCTTTTGTTGTACACATATTACCATACTAAAGCGTATATATCCAGTCATTTACCGATAATATAGTACACAAAGATAGAGGGCTAAAACTGTGTATAATAGCGCAGTTTTCAGCCCCCTCGGAAGGGTCAAATATTGATTAAGCGGATGGCGGGAATTCGTGCATAAGTGTTCGTAAGAAAGTCGGTGTAGCCTGCGGTTACCTCGGTCAAGCCAGCCATCTGAAAGCCGTTCTGCTCGAACTTTACAAGGGTGGGAATCAAGCCGGAGAAGTGGGAGCTGATTGTAATTTCGCAAACTCCGTAAGCCTTGAGGGCTTTGGTGATCTCCTCAATTTCGGTGTCCCAAATCACCTCATCAAAGTTGATTTTGTCGTTGCCGACCTTGAGGCTTGTGCGGTAGGCTGCAAGAAGTGTGGGGTTGATGCCTTCGGCTCGAACATCTCTTATCTGCTGTTCCAGGGCTTTATCTAAAACTTCAATTCTTTTCATCGTTTCGTCCTCCTTAAATGCCTTGGCCCCAGGCGATTTTCTTTTCGAGGCGTTTCAAAATCATAGCGTTGCGAAGTTCATCGAACTGTGCGTGGGTGATTCTGTAAGCGCTGTAAGCCTGGCAAATGGCAATGTGTGCATCGATAAGGTCGTTCTGAGTTTCGATTCTTGCGACCTGGTTTTTGAAGTTTCTGTAGGTTTTCATTGGGTATGTCCTCCGTTCCTTTTGTTGTACACATATTACCATACTAATTGCTATATATCCAGTCAATTGCCGATAATATACTACACAAAGATGGAGGGCATATATTGTGTATATTTGGTTAGTGAGAAGGGCTGTTTTCGTGTATGGTTTTCAGGATTTTCTCCTGTTCTTCCGGTGTAACACCGATGGAATCCAAGGCTTGTCGTATGCCACAGTCGGGGCAAATGAGGGTCTGTCCGTCCGTTCTTGAGAGGGCGGGGCGTTCATGGTAGGTTGCTCCACAAAGGGGGCAGAGAGCCGGAATTTTGGCTTGTGTGGGCTGTTTCATTACTGTTCCTCCTTGCTATCGTTGTACGCCTGGAAAAGGCGTGTGAGATCGAAATCAAAGTCTCGGTAACCTTCGGCACAAACATCAAGGTAACCTTTGGAAGGGAGTCCAAGAGGGCGTTCCTCGTGCATAATATAAACGAATGCGGTGCGTGTCCGCTTGCGTTTTGTAAGGATTCCGGTGAAGGTTACTTGAAGCTCCTTCTTGTAGTAGAAGTTTGGGTATCCCTCATAGATGTCGAGGTAATGTTCATCTCGTTCAGAGACCTCCCAAACGGCAACGGGAACGCTTGAACCTTCCTTCGGTTCGATGGTAAGGTAAGAACCCGTTTTGCTTCCTTTGAAGAGGAGTGTCCAGCCTTCAAGTTCGGCTGTGCCAAGGGGTCGAGCTGTAGGGCATCTACGGCTCATCTGTCTTAGGTTAAGGTTGCTTCCATAGGCAATGTAATATTTCTTTTCCATTTCAGAATCTCCTTTCATTTTTGCCTTCTACCACCATAAGACCGCCGAAGCGGTCGGTGGGGAGTGCGTTGCCGTTATGCGAATCTGCCGTTGCGGAAGGCTGCATCTCCTTCAAGTCTGCTTGTGAAGAGGTCTCTTGCGGTCTTGAACTCATCGCCGATGAAGCCCAGGCGGAGGAGCCAAGTTCTCATTGCGTACTTGGGGTTCTCGCTCTGTTGAGGCTTGGGGCTTGCGGTTCTTACTGTCTTTGCCATCTGCGAAAGGGCAAGGCAAAGCTGAATGTAACTTTTGAGCTGACCTGCGTGGATGCCACCCTTTTTGCCGTTGCCGGGTGCATC